TCCGCGATGCGGCCGGCTGGGGCCAGTGGCTGCGCTATGTGCCCGATGCGGCCGGGATTGTGCCATCCATCGCGAACGCGCATCCGCTCAACAGCCGCGAGGGCAAGGCGATCATGATGCTGCACGAGATCGCGGGCCTCGATCAATACCTGCGCGGGCATCATGATCCGAAACAGCGCGGTCAAACTATCTGCGTCCGGTCACGCCGCGGCTTGCTGTCGCTGGCGGAAGCCGGCTCGAAAGACAGTTGGCCGGCTCTCACCCGTCAGCAAGCCGCCGCATGGGAAGGCCTTTTGCGCGATCACGTCAGCGTCCAGGTCCGCCGCCACCTCAAGGAGGCGACCGCGCGCCCTGGCCGTGGCCACCCTCTGCGGAGGGAAAAATCTACACGACCGGGCCGCCGGAAACGCTGATGAGCGAAGACGACTACGAAAACTTCAAGTGAACGAACGAGGGTAGGGCAATGCAGATGGCGGCGAAAAAAGGCAACATGGAACAGGTGCGCTCGGCGCTCCACGGCATCACGGGCATCGAGCCGGCAAGGGAGGTGGAAAAAGCCCCGCACTGGTTCATGGTGGTCGTCCGCCAGGGGCATGAACTCGAAGCCGTCGACAGCATGCGGCGTCATAACTTTTTGGCCTACTGGCCGAACTACGAGCGGATGGTGTCGACGCGCCGCCGGTTCGAAGGCCGCCCGATCCGGCGTCTCACGCGCACCGGCGTTGTCCCTTACGTCTTCACCCCGGTCATCGATGGGGACTTTTTGAGCGAAAAAGACCGCATCGTCAGCGTGCTGGACGTGGTGCGCACCTTCTCCGGGACGCCGCTGTTTCTCGCCGAGCGCGATATTTCGATCATCCGCAAGATCGAGACTGGGCTGAACACGCCAAAGCCGGAAGCAACCCATCACGACTTCAAGGACGGCGACAAGGTGCGCTTCACCGACGACGTCAACCGTCATTGGCCGCCCGGTCGCGTGGTGAAGCTTGCCAAGGACGGGCGAATCATTGTTGATGTGAACCTGAAAGGACGGGTCGTACCGTTCACGGTCTTCCCGTTCCAGATCGAGCGCACGTAAGCATCGCCCTGCTATCGCAGGATCCCAGCCCAAGTCGCTCGGCGCCGGCCAAGGGCCGGTTCATAGACTGCCCAATTGAGCAGTCGTCGCGCAGCGTGCCCGAAAAACACTCCCCACAAAGGTCAGAGGCATCGAACAATGGGCATTTTGTCCGTTTATAGGGCCTTCGACGCCAAGGTGGTTGAGCCCGTAAAGCGAAATAAGGACGGTCTTCAATGGATTGTCCATCGCTTCCCGATCAGAGGCGGCATCAGCCTGCGAGACGCTATGCTCCGCGACCTGTGCGCGCCAAATCCACTGCTGGCCGCTTTTTGGCAAAACTGAGTCATATCGGACTCAATTGGACTCACCAACATGGTTGCCCTGCGTGATCCACAGCTAGAACGCGCTTGCCAGCATTTGGCGGCAGGTTTTGCGTTAACTCCGGAGGAGCGCGAGAAGCGCGGCCTGTCGGCGGAGGCTACGCTGAAGGAAGAGGCCGCCGCGATCGGCGGGCTCGATCCGTCGGCAAAATCGTTCCGGGACAACGCGCGCAAGTTCACCCATCGGAAGGCCGTGCGCGAACGGGTGGCCGAAATCCAGTATGCCGGCGCGGCGCTCGCCTCGACCTCGGTCGGCTCCCTGATCGTCGAAGCGGAGGCCGCGCGCGCCGGCGCCATGACGAAAAAGGATTTTTCTGCCGCCATTGCCGGCGTGCAGACCAAGGCAAAGCTCGCCGGCATCTGGCGCGACCGCGTGGAGGCGACCGGCAAGGATGGCGCGCCGCTACCGGCTGCGGCCGTGGGTCCGACCATCATCATGACCGGCGCCCCGTCGGCTGCTCAAACGGCCGATGCATGATGCTCACGGAAGAACGAGGCTTGGCTCTGGTCAGGAAGATTGCTTCGCAATGTGAAGGCATCATTCGCGCGGGTGGGTATCCCGACGCTAAGTGTGCGAAGCATTTTGCCATCGGTTTGACTGTTCCAGATACGGCGGGAGTGGCGGTAAAGGTTGGAGAGCGTCGCCACGCCGTTCGTATCCGCGCTGATGAAGCGACACTTAATAGCGAGACCATCGCACAGGAATGTGCTGACGAACTATTGAAGTGGCTAAATCGCCACGCGGCCTGATGAGCGGCTATCTTGCATGAAGCCCGCCCGGATGCGCTTCGCGTCCACCTTCATCCGAAACAGTGGATTGCGTTCCTAACCGAGGCGACCGAGGTCCTGTTCGGCGGCGCCGCCGGTCCCGGAAAATCGCACCTGATGCGGATCGCGGCCATCATCTGGTGCTCGAATATTCCGGGGCTCCAAGTCTATCTGTTCCGCCGCATCCGCGAGGACCTTTACAAGAACCACGTCGACGGCCCGAAAGGGTTTCGCGCGCTGCTCGCGATCTGGACGTTCGCTGGCTGGTGCCGCCTGGTCGGCGACGAAATCCGGTTCTGGAACGGCTCCACCATCTACCTCTGCCACTGCAAGTCAGAGGCAGACATGTACAAATACGTCGGTGCGGAAATCCACGTCCTGCTGATCGACGAGCTGACGCACTTCACCGAAAAGATTTTCCGCTTTCTGCGCAACCGTGTGCGCATGGTCGGCATCAAATTGCCGAAAGAGTACATCGGCAAATTCCCGCGCATCCTATGCGCAGCCAACCCCGGCAACATCGGGCATCTCTTCGTCAAGAACACCTTCATCTCAGGCTGCGAGCCGATGAAGATCAGGCGGATGCCACCGTCCGAAGGCGGCATGCTTCGCCAGTACATCCCCGCGCGTCTCGAAGACAACCCAAACATGCTGGCCGATGACCCCGGTTACGAGGATCGCCTGCAAGGTCTCGGATCCGCGACGCTGGTCGCCGCTATGCGCTACGGTGACTGGGACGTGGTCGAAGGCGCGTTCTTCTCGGAATGGAGCAACGAACAACATGCACTCGCGCCGTTCACTCTTCCACCTCATTGGCTGCGGTTTCGCTCTGGCGACTGGGGTTCTCAAAGCCCCTATAGCATCGGCTGGTGGGGTGTCGTCGGCGACGACTTTCCGATTGCGGGAAGCTCAAGCGCTGTTGGCGAGTATCCCGGCTCACGTCAGGGAAATTCTGCGGAGCGGAGAGTATTCGGCCAACCTCGATCCGATTACGGGGTTGTGGCGCATAACGGACTTGTCCTCCCGCGGGGCGCTCTCGTCCGATACCGCGAAGACTACGGAAAAGTCGGCGGTAAGCTGACCGCGGAAGCCTTGGGCGATCGCATCGCTCATCTGGAGCGCAGCGACCCCAAGCTCACCTTTGGCGTGCTCGATCCGTCGGCGTTTCGCGAAGACGGCGGTCCCTCGATCGCCGAGCGCATCAACGACCGGCTGCTCGCGAAGAAACTCGCCGCGTTCCACGAAGCCGACAACGCGCGCGTCTCGAGAGCCGATAGCGGTGACCGCGGCGGCCCGATGGGCGGCTGGGACCAGATGCGGGGCCGGTTGATCGGGACAGCGCGGAAGCTTCCGGACGGTAGCGTCGATTGGTCGGTTGGTCGCCCGATGCTGTACGTGTTTTCCACCTGTGTGGATTTCATCCGCACGGTGCCGGTGCTGCAACACGATCCGCACCGCGCCGAGGACCTTGACACCAAGGCGGAAGACCACGCGGCAGATGACGCACGCTACGCCTGCATGTCGCGCCCGTGGATCAAATCGCTGCCAAAGGACGACGTCATTAAGCGCGATGCCTATCGTGAGTCAAACGATGAGCGATATTCGGACTCAACCATCACGCTGTGAAGTGCCGCGACAGATGCGGGTGATCGTGCCGGCGTGGCTCTACGAAGCCGCTCAAGCGTTAGGCCACGACATGCGCTACTACATCCGGCAGGAACGGATGTTGCCGATTTCAACCGAAGGAGAGAATCATGACCGACGCAAGCAAGCTTGAAAGCCCCGCGATGGCGGAGGCAGAGCCTTCGATGGAAGAGCGCGCCAAGGCCCTGGTGGCCGACTTCGAGCATGCGCACAAGCACAACGCGCCCGTGACGCCGTCGATGATCACCGAGCTGAAGGCGTTGCTGCCGCACGGCGCGCCGAACGCCGATCCCAACGTCAAGGGCTGATGCCCGATCTCTTCGACGTCGCGGACACGGATCCTGACGACCGCGGCATCGAAGGCGAAGAGCCGGACAATCCCGACGAGTGGCGCGACGTCGGCGATGATCCGCCAAGCTGGGGAGATGACGACGATGGCTGAAACTACCTCTTCCTACAATAACAAGGGCATCACCTACACCAAGAAGGCCGAGCGTGAGCCCGCCGGCGTCGAGAACGCCGCGCCGATGAAATTGCCGAAGAAGGTCCGCAAGCAGGCCAACCGCGCCATCAAGCGCGGCATGATCTCGGAAAAGGCCGCCAAGCGGCATCTCGGCGCCACCTAACCGATGGGCACGGAAGTCGCGCTCGGCAGCCGCATGCATTCGCTGGGCGTTGTGCTTCTGGGCGAGTTGTCGGAAAGGGAATGGCTAAATTTCCTCGAAGACGTCGCGAAAGCGATTGGCATGAACGCCGTCGCCGATCCTGCCGTCTGGACTTATCCGCTGCACGGCAAGGGTGGCACGGGACAAACCATCGTCCTGCCGATTACGGAATCCTTTCTCGCGCTCGACACCTGGCCGGATCATGACGGCGCGTACCTGTTCATCTGTTCGTGCCGCGCGTTCGATCATCAGGCCGTTGCCAATGTGGTTGCCGTCTGGAGACTGAAGATCGGCAAGAACGGCGCGTCGCGGTTTGCTGCCGAGCTCCATCTGAGGTGAGGGGCGCATGAACCTCAAGTCCAAGGTCGCATTGGTTTGGGACAACGGGGTGTTTACGGAAATCGCCGTGACCCTCGCCCAGTCGTTCGGCCGCGTGCTCTACTACGTGCCCTGGACGTCGGGCATGCCGAAGTCAAACGCGCTGATGATCGGGGAAGGCCTTGACCGCGTCGAGCGCGTCGCCTCGCCCTGGTCGCACTTCGACGAAATCGACATCTGGATTTTCCCCGACGTCTATGAAGGCGATCTTCAGGACTGGCTGGCGCGTCAGGGCAAACGCGTCTGGGGTTGCCGCCTCGGCGCCGAGCTCGAGATCGACCGGCCGACATCGAAAGAGGCCTCGAAGAAACTCGGCATCGACATCGGTCCCTACAAGGTCATTACGGGCCTCGCCGCGCTTCGCAAGCATCTCAAGGCCAATGACGACCAGTGGGTGAAAATCTCAGGCACCCGCGGCGACATGGAGACCTTCGGCTCCAAGAGCTACGAGAAGGTCGAGCCGCGGCTTGACGAGTTGGAGCACAATCTCGGCGCGCTGAAGAAGGTGATGAAATTCACGGTCGAGGAAGGCATCAACGATGCCGTCGAGACCGGTTACGACGGATACGTGATCGACGGCAAGTTCCCGAAAAACGCCATGACCGGCGTTGAGGTGAAGGACGAAGCCTACCTGATGAAGACGGTGCGCTGGGGCGAACTGCCGGACCAGGTGCGCTCGGTCAACGAGAAGCTCGCGCCAGCGCTGAAGCGCTACGGCTACCGCGGTTTCATCTCGACCGAGGTCCGCTGCACGAAAGACGGCAGGGCCTACCTGATCGATCCCTGCTGCCGCGCAGGTTCTCCGCCGAACGAGCTCTACCAGGTCCTAATGGCCAACATGGCGGAGGCGATCTGGTACGGCTCCGAGGGCATTCTGATCGAGCCAGAGTTCAAGGCCAAGTGGGGCGCGGAAGTGCTGCTGATCTCTGAATGGGCCGACCAGAACTGGATGCACGTTTCGTTCCCGGAAGAGGTCCGCGAGAACGTCAAACTCCGCAACTTCTGCATGATCGAGGGCGAGTATTACGTCATTCCGCAATGGACGGGATCGGCCGAGATCGGCGCCATCGTGGCGCTCGGCAATACGCCGGATGAGGCGATCGCGGAAGTGAAACGGATTTGCGAACTGGTCGAGGGCCACTTGCTTTCGAAGCCGGTCGATGCGCTCGACATCGCGCGCGAGCAGCTCGAGCAGGTGCTCGGCCCCGACAAGCCGGAAACCAAGGACCAGAAGAAGGCGCTCGAGCTGCACAAGGCGGGGAAGATTTCCGACAAGCAACTCGACAAGGTGATGGCGAAGGCGTGATGCCGATGAAGCATTTGGAGCAACTTCGCGAGGACTTGCGCAAGACTACCTGCGCCATTGAAAAGTGGATTGAGCGCAACGATTGTTCGAAGCGAGCGCGACACATTAAGCGCTTGGACAAAGCTGTCTTTCTGATCAAGATAGGCGCGAAGGTTATGAAGCGCGCCAACCGTCGCGCCTGATCCGATGACGACCGCTCGCCTCAACCGGCGGCGCCGCTTCGAGGATCGCCGCCCGCGCTGGTTTCAAATTCCGGAAGAGCCTGATGACGACGGCGACTACGACCGCTTCGGCATGATGATGTCCGTCGACAACCTCGATCGCGGCTGGCGCGATCTCGTCAACGAGCACGGGTTTACGGCGGTTGTTAAAGCGCGGTCAGAAACGGCATGCGATCTCGCGGCAGCGACGATCTGGCTCAAACGCCGCCACGAGGCGCGGCAGTGGCAACTGGCCCACGGGGGTTTTTGAGATGGCAAGCACAACAATCGCAGATGCGCCCGCGCCGGCAAACGCGAAGGCCAAGCCGAAAAAGTATGACGAATGGGAAGTCCGCGACGCGATGCACACGCTGATGCGCGCCGGCGAGATCACCAAGGACAAGAAGCTGATCGCAGCCGTCCGCAAGCAGGCCGCAAGCTATTCCGACGAGATGAAGCAGAAGGCGCAGCAGGCGGCCATGCTCGCCAAGAAGGGCATGATCTCGCCGAAGCAGATGGCAAAACTCGGCGCGCGCTGATGGGCTGGCAACCGTCACACCACGCGCCGCGCGACCGGCCGGTCTGGCTGTTTCTGCCATGCGCATCGTGGACAGCGAAAGCTGACGGCACGGTGACTGACGTCAAGCACGCCGCAGTGGTCGCTCGTTGGGATTATGCGCAAGACGCGTGGATCGAGCTGAAGACCGGCCGTCACGTCTATCCGTCTCTTTGGAGCGGCGACGCCACAGTCGACGGTGTGATGCCCGACAATCCGCTTTTGGATGCAGCCTGATCGATGCCGCTGACCGAATTCTCCCCGCTTGATGCGATGGACCGTCAGGACCGCGCGCGCCTGGCGCCGCTCGGCGCCGAGCGCGAGCCGGAGACGACGGACGACTTCGGGCGGGACGCGGTCGGTAACGCCGAGCAGGAAGGCGAGTATCTCTCCGTCGGCGAGCTGCGCAAGCAGTACATCGATTATCTGGATTCCAAGGTTGACGAGATCGAGGAGCAGAAGGATTCCCGCCGCTACTATCACGGCGCGCAGCTCACGGCTGAACACTTACGGATCCTCAAAGCGCGCCATCAGCCGGTGCAAATCTGGAACCGCTGTGGGCGAAAGCTCAACCAGATCGTCGGCATCGTCGAGCGCATGCGCAGCGATCCGAAGGCGCAAGGCCGCAATCCGAAGTCGGAAACCGGCGCCGAGGTCGCGACGCAATCGATCCGCTACGTGCTTGATGCTTCGGAGTTCAAGAATTCGACCAACCCGTGGGTGCTGCTACAGGGCGGTATCGACGGCATCGCCGGCGTGCAGCTCGTGCTCCAGAAAGGCGACAAGGGCGATCCGGACGTCGGGGTTCATTGGGTGATCGGCGACGAATATTTCTACGACCCGCGCAGCTATCGCTTTGACTTCGATGACAACCGCTTCGAGGGCATCGCGAAGTGGATGGACTTAGAGGCCGGCAAGGAGATGTTCCCGAAAAAGGGCGAACAGCTCGAGGGCTTGTTCCAGGGTGACAGCGATCTTACGACCAACCCCGACCGCGAGATCAAGTGGCTGATCTCGGCGACGCGGCGGCTGCGAATGGTCGAACACTGGTACAAGCACAAGGGGCGGTGGTGCTGGGCGTTCTATGTGTCGAACGTGCTGCTCGACCAGGGCACCTCGCCCTTCCTTGACGACAAGGGAAACACCGAATCTCCCTTTGCGATGTTTTCCGCCGCGATCGACCAGGACGGCGATCGCTACAGCTTTATGCGCAATTTCAAAGGCCCGCAGGACGCGCTCAACCAGGGCAAGTCGAAGACGCTGGCGCTGGCGAACTCTCGCCGCGTGGTCGCGGAAAAGGGCGCGGTCGACGACGTCGAGATCGCGCGGCGCGAAGTGGCGCGGCACGACGGCTATGTCGAGGTCAATCCGAACAAGCAGTTCAAGGTCGACGATACCCATCCGGATATCGCGACGTTCTCGTCGTTTACGGACGATGCCAAGAACGAGCTCGACGGCTACGCCAATTCCAACATCGCCGCGATGACAGGCGCGGGGCTGTCCAACATCTCCGGCCGCGCGCTCGAACTATTGCGCCAGCCTGGCATGGCAGAGCTTGGGCCGTTCGTGATGGCGCACCGTTCGTTCAAGCTGCGGTTGTACCGAAAAATCTGGAACGCGGTGCAGCGGCACTGGACGGCCGAGCGCTGGATCCGGGTCAACTCGAACGACAAGCTCGCGCAGTTCATCCAGTTGAACGGCGTCGATGTCGACGAGTTTAATCGACCGGTCATCGTCAATGCCGTCGGCGCGCTCGACGTCGACATCGTGCTCGATGAGGGCCCGGACATCATCTCGATGATGCAGGAAACCTACGACATGCTGAAGGGCTATCCACCCGGCACGTTCCCGCCGCAGGTTTTGATCGAGATGAACCCGAACCTTCCCCGTTCGGAAAAGGACCGGCTGTTGAAGATGATGAAGCCGCAGCCGACACCGGAACAGCAGATGGCGCAGCGGCTTTCCATGGAAAACATGGCCGGCAAGAACGCCAAACAGGCGGCCGATACCCGCCGGCAATTGGCGCAGGGCGAACAGGCACTCGCAACCGCAGCCGAGAAGCGCGCCAAGGTCACAACCGAAGCCGCGCGCGCCGGGCATCTGGCGCGCGAAAGCGATCTCGATGCGGCAAGCTTTGTGCGGGATTCCCTGATGCAGGCGCACAAGGTCATGGCGCCGTTCTTGAACCCGCCGCAAGGGCAGCCTGGCCCGCAAGGACCGGGCATGCCGCCGCCACAGTCTGCGCCAATTGGCGCACCCATGCAGGGAGCCTGACGATGCGATCCGTGATCCTCAAAATAGCCGCGCTGGTGCTGCTGATGGTCGGCATCGCTACCGCCTCACTGGCGCAGAGCCCGAACACGGACACGTATTTCTACACACCTGGCGGCGGCGGCGTTAACGGCGCGCTCGGCATGTGCCTCAACGCTTCGAACAAGGCTGTGCCCTGTAGCGCCGCCGGCGTGCTGCCGTCTCCCGTCCTGATCGGACCCTTTCCCGGCAATGTCGCAACTGGTGTTGCGGCAACGCCGATCACGGGCAACGCCGCTGGCTCGACTGGCGCCGTCGTCGGCACGCTCGCTGCGGCCGCTAGCAAGACGACCTATATTTGCGGCTTCAACGTGCAGGCGATCGGTGGCACTGCAGCCGTCGGGCCGATCACTGTTGCAGGCTTGACTGGCAGTTCTCAGGTTTATCAGGGCAGTTCGTCGGCCGCCGGAGGGACTGTGGCGTCGGCATCGTTTAACCCATGTATTCCAGCATCCGCCGTCAACACGGCTATCACGATCACCACTACGGCGGACGGCACGGCGACGGCTGTCGACGTCAACTCCTGGGGGTTCCAGCTCTGATGTCCGTCAAACCCGCAAAACCCGCTTCCGGTGCAACGCCGCTTCTGAAGAACGCAGCGACGGCGCCCGTGATCTATTTCGATGGCGTACCGGTCTTCGGCACGTTCGGCGGCAACATCGAGATCGAGCTTGCCTCGCGCATGCTGATGCCCAAGCCCGACGGCAGTGTGGTTGCCGACATGGGCTGCACCGCGCACCTGCGCTGTTCGCCGAATGCTGCCGTCATGCTGGTCGATGCGCTCACCAAGGCGCTTGAGATGCGCTCGAAGCAGCAATCGGAAAAGAGCGAGCTGCTCGCGAACTAAACCCAAGTTTCGTCAGCGCCACGAAACGGCGCGCGGCCTTTATCTCGGGGTGGCCGGTTACAAACCCTGCGGCAGGCGTCCACCAGACGGCGCAACGCTCTACCTCCGGTCCCGGCGTGTCGCGCGCGATCATCCTTCTGATCGTGTGAGACGTAAGCGGACTGCCGTCCATCGCGACGAAACGCGACTTGTGAAAAAGGTATGCCATTCATGGGTACAGTCAGGGAAGTCGACGCAATTTCGGACGCGATCATTGCTACCGAAAGGGAGATCGCGGGCGAGGCGTGGGATATCGAAGACACCGATCCTGCTGACGAAACCGGCGATCGCTCGCTCGAAGAGATGGGCGGCGGCCTCGAAGGCCAGGCTGAGCTTGAGGATGACGAAGACGCCGACGGCGAAGCCGATGGCGACAAGGAATCCGAAGGCGAGGAAGGTGAGGGTGAAGGCGAAGCTGAAGCAGCGGCTGCCGCGGCAGACGGCAAAGGCAAGACCGGTGATGGCGAACCGCCGAAACTGGACGTAGCTGAGCCGACTGGCCGCATTCCGCCTGGCAAGTTGCGGGAAGCCAACGAGGCGCGACGCGCCGCGGAAGCTGAACGCGATCGGCTGAAGGCAGAACTTGAAACTGCCAAGAAAGCCCCGGGTGACAACCGCAGCGAAATCGCCGAGTTGAAGGCACAGGTCACGACACTGACGCAGTTGTTGCAGGGAAACCGGCAACCGCCCGCGAAAGTCGAGAAGACCGAGCCGGAAACTCCCGACATCTTCGAAAATCCCAAAGGGTTCGTCGACCACATTCTGGGTACGGTAAAGACTGCGTTGAGTGAAGCCGAACAGACGCGCCAACGTGAGCGCGTCGAGGATTCGATGGCGACCGCGCATTCGCTCCACAAGGGCGCATTCGAGGAAGCCTTCGCGGCGATCAATCAACTCAATCCGAACAACCCGGACGATCGGGTAGCCGTGCAGCGCATCTACAAATCGCCGAACCCCGGCGAGGCGTTGGTGGGCTGGCACAAGCGGCAGAAAACGCTTGCGGAAGTCGGAGACGATCCGGCGGCGTTCCGCGAGAAGGTTGCGAAAGAAACCCGCGAAGCCCTGATGAAAGACCCGGAATTCCGAAAGCAGCTCGTCGCCGATCTTCGCGGCGAAGCTCAAGTCGGAGCCGATGGCAAACCGCGTACCACAACCCGATTGCCTGGTTCGCTGGTCCGCGCGGCTGGCTCCAACATTGGAGCCGAACGCGCCGATCCGCGGGTCTCGGACGATTCCGAGCAATCGGTCGCTGACGCCGCCTGGCGCTGAGATAGCGATTTTCCAAAATGACGATGCCTGCCGCCGTTGACTTCGGTCGCGGCGTGCAAGGCCGGTTTGCAATCTAACGCCGTCTTGGCGCGGGCCTCATCAAAAGGACCGCCACCATGGCGCTGACTTCCACTGCTGCAAACAACAAACTGATTGTTTTCCGGAAAGAGGTCTATCGCGAATACGTTCGCGAAAACCTCTTCTCGCCCTATATGGGAACGGCGATGAACTCGATCATTCGGGTCATCACCGATCTCGACAAGGGCGGCAAGAACGGCGGCGAGCAGATCAACATTCCGCTGCGCGCGCGTCTCAACTCGCAAGGCGTCGCCTCCGGCACGCTGCGCGGCAACGAGGAAAGCCTCGACAACCAGGGCACCCGCTTCTGGATCGACTGGGCCCGCAACGCCGTCACCATCAACAACGCCGAGGAGCAGAAATCCTCGATCGACCTGTGGGGCGAGATCAAGCCCGCACTCGTTGATTGGGGGCAGGAGAAGCAGCGCGACGAGATCGTCGACGGCTTCTATGCCGTTCCATCGCAGGCGGCGCCAGCGGGTCTCGGCTCCGCGCTCGGCCAGCGCGTCAACGGCGTCTTGTTCGATGCCGCTACCGCTGCCCAGCGCAACACCTGGATCACGGACAATGCCGACCGGTTACTGATCGGTTCGGGCAATACCGCGAACCTCGTGGCTGGTAACTTCGCGGGCTCGATGGCGAACATCACGGGTGCCATGACGCTGTCGGGCGCGCTGATCAACCGCATGAAGCGCTCGGCGAAGAAGGCTAACCCGAGGATCCGTCCCTTCAAGCTGAAGGAAAACGGGACCGAATGGTTCGTGCTGTTCGTCGGCCAGGAGCAGTTCCGAGACGCGCAGAACGACGCCGACATCAAGACCGCGAACCAGAACTCGCGGGCGAGGGAACAGCAGGGCTACCTGAAGAACCCGATCTTCGTCGACGGCGACCTCCTGTACAACGGTGTCATCATCCGCGAAGTCCCGGAATTGTCGCTGCGGCTGCCCGTGTTCTACCAGACCGCAGGTGCTGCCGGCATCCAGGTCGCTCCTGCGCACTTGTGCGGTCAGGGCGCGGTCGCCTGGTGCTGGGGCAAGATGCCGACGCCGACGTTCCTCAAGGAGGATGATTACCAGTTCCTCCGCGGCGCGGGCATCAAGATGGCCTACGGCGTTGGCAAGATCGCCAAGCTGAATGCTGCGGGGAATTTCAAGGACTGGGGCGTCTACACCGGCTTCTTCGCCGCGGTCGCCGACAACTAAGGCCTGATCGGCTGAACCAAGCGGCGCGGGAATCCTCTCGCGCCGCTTCATCGAAATCTGCGACCGGCTGGCTTCGCCGGGTCCAATCTACCTTGGGTTCGACTCCCATTCGCCGGGGCTACGGCTACGCGAAAGCTATGGCATTGGAGACGCCGGTTCGAATCCGGCTCGCGGGTTTTCTTTCCTTTTCAACCCATCACGGCCGAGGAGGCCATCCCATGAAAACCAAACTCCTGAGTGCGCTCGCGGGCGCTCTCTTCAATGCGCTTCTCGCGATCGGCATCGGTTCGCTGCTCGCAGGCCCGGTGCTTGCGACCACGCTGACCATCACGCCGCAGCAGAACATCTCGCCGCGGATGTATCCGGACCAGAACACGCACTACATCCGGTTCACCTTCAACTACAACCAGTGCCCGCTGCGCGCAGCGGACACGGCGTGCTCGATCCGGGTTGCGGCGCTGCCGTACAATGCGTTCCTGGTGGCGATCTCGAAACAGATCATCACCACGTTCAATCCGACCACGTCTGCGACCGTGGCACTGGGAACAGCCGGCCAGTCCGCCAACATCATGGCGGCCTTCAACGTGTTCACCGCTCAGGCGACCACGGCCGTCTACGATACCGGCTTTGCCGGGGCCGGCGAACTTGTCACCGGTGCCGGCATCACGGCGACCGGCGCCAACGGCGGCTTCGACGTGTATGCGACCTATACGGTCGGCGCGGCTGGCAGCCAGGGCACGCAGGGCCAGGTGATCTTCGTGCTCCAGTACATCGCGCCCAACGACGGCGGCTGTCTGCCGACCGTTCCCTTGGGCGGATCGGCTGCCGCTTGCTGAACCTGCGATGCCCGGGTTTAGCCCGGGCATCGCCTCTTCGCGATCGACCGGCTTGCCCAACTCCGCCTGCGAGGCTGACGGCCCTCAGGTCAAACACGCATCCGATGCCGCGCCGGGCAAGTCGGCGGCCGAAAGGCCGGTAGGACATAGGGCGCTAATCGGGTGAAGCCGTCGTTCGTTTCGTTTTAACAGGAGCCATCATGGCAAGAACAGCAACCAAAGCGTTTGAGGAAACCCCGGTGTCCGAACCCGTGACGGAAAGCATCACCTATGTGCCGGGTCCGATGGACCAGCCGTCGGTCAAGTGGTGTGGTCACATCTTTCATGCCAACGTGGCAAAAGAGATCACCGGACAAGCGGACGGGACCGAGCGCGATAAGCTCAACTATCACCTGATCGAGCGGGCGCGCGAGAACAAGATGTTCCGCGTCGGCAGCGGCAGCCGCGTCAAACGCGAGGCGCCGGGCCTGCCGAAAACGGCGGAACAGTATCGCGCGCACATGGTCGCGTGGTTGCAGGATCCATCCATCGAGCACGTCGAGCAGTTGGTCGACCGCTTCGCGCGCGACCGCGATTTGCAGGATTCCTGCGAAGTCGGCGCCGACGACTACACCTATCTCGCCACCTTGTTCATGCCGAAGCTGCATGAGCTCGCCAAGGCTGACGAGATGAGCGAGCAGCAGGTGGCGGCCTGCTGGATCAATCACGGCGTCAACCAGTTGCCCTGGTAAGGAAGGCGAGCTTCCTTGGCCATCAATTCTCCATATCGAACGTCAAGCGATCTCGTGCTCGAGACGCTGAAAAACCTCGGCGTGCTTGCAACGGGGCAGGCGGTCGATGTGGAGGATTTCAACTACGTCAACGAAAAACTCGATCCGACCGTGCGAAAGCTCGCGGGCCTCGAGATCGTCTTTGTCGCTGACATCGAGAACATCCCTGGCGCCTGGTTCTCCGATCTTGCCGATATCGTTGCCGGCGAATGCGCCAGCAAGTTCGGGCTCGTCGGTCAGGAATTCATGGACAAGGTCAACAAGGGCCTTGGCGGCGCGGGAGGCGTCGAGATCGGCGCGGGCACGGCGGCAAAATCGCTAAAGATCATGACGCGGGGCCGACCGACCTATGAGCCGGCGCGGTTCCTGAACTACTGATGCCGCGACCTTCGCCAATTCCATTTCCGCTGTCTTCGTTTCCCGGGGCCAACCCGCAGGAAGGCGCAGGCCGGCTGATCAACTGCTACGCCGAGCCGCTCGGCGAACCGTCGCGGGCTTCTGCTCCCGCTCCACAAGTCTGGAAGGGATCGGCCGGGCTTTCGCAGCACGCCAAGACCGCGGAGAACAATTACCGCGGCGGGCTGATCGTGAAAAACCTCTCCTACGAGGTGTATCAGTCGAACGTCGTGACCGTCGACGTTGCCGGCGTCGTCAACGTGTTGGGCCAGATGCTCGGCACGAAAAAGGTTTCGATCGCGCGCAATCAGGCGTCCAACCCGGACGTCGTCGCGGTCGACGTCGATAACGGCGCGTTCAAGCTGTCGGGGGGCGGCGCGCCAACGGCTTATAATGGCGGCGGTAACCTGCCGCAGCCGGATTCCGTGGCGTTTCAGGACGGCTATTTCTTTTTCACGATCGCGGATGCCCGCGTGTTTGCCTCAGGCCTGAACGCACTGACGCAGAATTCCCTGACCTTTATAACGTGTCAGGCCAAGGCCGACGTCACGCTGTTGCGGGCCATTCCGTTTTCGAACGTGATGCTGTTCTTCACCACCGGATCCTGCGAGGTATGGCAGGATGCTGCGAATGTGGCGCCCGCCTTTCCCTATGCCCGGCTGACAATTCTCGAGACGAGCCTGGTGCAGGCCGCCGCAATCGCCGGATGGGAAACCGGCTTTTCCGAACTGTTATGGGTTGGCTCGGACTTCGGCGTCTGGTGGATGTCGCCGGGCTCGCTTAGTCCGACAAAAGTCTCGTCGCCCGATCTCGACCGTCTGATCCAGGCCCAGGTGAAAGCTGGCAATCTTCTGGAAGCCGGCTGCTACTCGACCGGAGCGAAAAAGTTCTGGCACATCTCGTCTCCCGCATGGTCGTGGGAACTCAACCTCTCGACCAAGAAGTGGAACGAGCGCTGGTCCTTAAACGGCGGCGTCTATGGACGCTGGCGCGCAACCTGCGGCCATCCGGCCTTCAACCGATGGCTCTGCGGTGACCAGACGAGCGGCAACCTTTTGTTTCACGATGACACGGTCTTTACGGAAAACGGAGCCGTGCAACTGTTTCGGATCGAATCCGGCCCCGTGCGCGACTTTCCGCAAGAAAACCGCATCGCGCGCGCCGACTTCGATTTCGACATGGGGGTAGGCCAGGCGGTCGGCAACTATCAGATGATCGTGCTGGCCGCTTCCGCCGGGACCGGCGGCGTGGTCCGGCTCACGGTCAACCAGACGGTCGGAGCAACCACGGGCGACAACGCCCAGGTCGCGGGTGTCACGGGGACAACGGAGGCAAACGGCGTGTTTCCGATGACGGTTATAGACGCCAACCACATTGAGCTAGTGGGCACGGTCTTCGTCCATGCTTATGTGTCCGGCGGCATCGTCACGGACATCACGGCGCTTCCGGGCGCGATCAACCCGCAATGCGGTATCTCTTGCTCCAAGGACGGCGGGGCCAACTTCGACGTTCCCTCGATCCGCGCGATCGGCCCACAAGGCAAATCGAGGCGCACGCGGGCTTCGGTCAAGAACAGGGGACAGGCGGGGCCGCAGGGCGTGCGCTGGCGGATCGATATCACGGATCCCGTGTATCGCGGCTTCAAGGGCGCGACGATGTCAAACGATCCGCGTGAGGTCGGCGTATGAGCCTGCCGAACAAGAACAGGTTCGATCCGGCGTTTCCGGTCTCCGATCGCGCCGGGCCTCCGGGGCAGTTCTTTCGGGATTACCTGGTGCTGCTCGACGCAATCGTGACCGCGATGGCCGCAGGCGGCGTGCCTAACAATCTCGTCAATGCGGCCAATGATGCTGCCGCCGCGGCCGCGGGCGTGCAAATCGGATTCATGTACCGCAACGGTTCAATCCTGATGGTGAGGGTCGTCTGATGGGAATTTTCGATATTTTCAGTGACCAGCCGGCAAAAGACGCCGCGGCCGCGCAAACCGCAGGCCTCAACGCCGGCTATAACGTTGCTTCCGGCAACATCAATCAGGGCATCGATGCGCTGAAGACCAACTATACGGCAGCCCTGCAGCCGTACCTGACCAACTACGGTCAGGCCAACGCAGGCGTGACGCAGCTCGGCAATGTGCTGGGCTTGAACGGACCGACCGCGGGCAATACCGCGCAGGCGTTTTTGGAAAACACGCCAGGCTACAAGTTTGCGCGCGATCAGGGCAATAACGCCATCAATGCGCAGGCCGCCGCCACCGGCATGAACGCGTCCGGTAACCAGCTCCTCGATCTCTCGAAGTTCAACCAGGGCCTCGCCGATACGACGTACAACAATTACGTCAACCAGCTGCAGCCGTTCCTCGGCGCATCGAACTCTGCCGCCGGCGGCATCGCCAACACCTATACGGGTCTCGGCAACGCGGTCGCGGGCCAGCAGGATACGCTGGCAAACCTCGGCTGGCAGAAGGAAACCGGCATCGGCAACGCGAACGCGAACGCCGATCTTGCGAAGTACAACGCATCCGGCAACATCTGGAACATGCTGGGAAGCCTGGGCGGCATGAAGACGTCGGGCGGGGGTTCGCTTGGCGGCAACGCTCTGTCAGGGGCCGGCTCCGCCATCATGTCGATGCTGCCGATGTTGTCCGACAAGCGGCTGAAGGAAGACATCGAAGAGGTCGGCGAACTGTTCGACGGACAGCCCGTCTACAAGTACCGCTATATCGGCGACAACGTCTTCCGCATCGGCCTGATGGCGCAGGACGTCGAACAGACGAATCCCGACGCTGTCGTCGAGATCGGCGGCTTCAAGGCGGTCGACTACGGCAAGGCGACCGAATACGCCGCTGATCTTTCGCGCTTCCTCGAGGCTGCCTGATGCCGATGAGTTTTCCATCCGCGGTCTCGGCGCCGGGCGGCGGAAGCTATTCCGCGCCGCTGATGTCGTTTCAGAATTTCTCCAACTGGGCGGCGGATGATCCGTACCAGAAGACGTTCAACGAGCAACAGAAACAGCTTAACGAACAGCGGATTGCGGACGAGCAGCGGAAGGCGCAGATCGCCCAGACCTTCAAGGGCGGGCTGCCAATCGATCCGCGCACGGGACAGCCTGATTATGCCAAGGCCGCCGCGATGCTGGCGAAAGCGGGCGATCCCAATGCGGTCTGGAACAGCGCGGACGCGGTTGCCATGCAGGGCGCGGGTCAGGTGTCTCCGCTCTTGTCAGGCGGCGGCGGACAGCCGCAAGCAGCACCTGGTGGCGCGCCTGCGCCGCAGCCGCAAGCATCGGCGCCGGCGAATTCGCCCAAAGGGGACGCGGGAAGTGGCACGATCACCTCGCTGGTGACCGACCGGCTGCCGTCGCAAAACCAGACGACCGGGCAGACGATCATGAAGATCGCCGAGACGATGGCGATTGACCCGAACGCAAACCTGTCGCCGGGGCAAATACGTCGCGCGCAGGGCCTGCTCAACAAGTATGCGCCTGAGATCGCTGGCGGCGGAGGCGGTTCGGGAGGCACAGCGTTGCCGCCCTCGGCGAATGCTGTGACGCCGGCGGCTCCTGCCAGCGCGCAGCCTGCGCCAATTGGCGCAGGCTCTCCGCAGCCTCAAGGAGGTCCGCCGCAAGCTGGTCCCGCGGCGCCCGTGGCTGCGCCTCCACAAGGTGGTCCGCCGCAACAGCCGCAGGGCGGGCCGATCACTCCGCAGGTCCCGCTGCCGAGAGACCCGCGAACTGGGCAACAGTTTACTGACCCGCAGCAAGCCATCTTGGCGCTGCGGGCGGAAGCGGCCCGGCTGTCGGCCAATCCGCGGGCGCAAGGGCAGGTGAGGGAGCTCGACAACTGGGCGAGCCGGATCGAGGAATCCATCAAGCCGGTAAACGTTACGCCGGGCACGACGTTGCTCGATCCGAAGACGGGCCAGCCGATCTATCAGGGCAACCAGCCGACGATGGCGCCGGATGCGGTCCAGGCCGCGGCCGAGCGCTATCTGCAAACCGGAACGCTGCCGCCGAACATGGGCCGCGGCGTGCAGGGCACGGCCGACCGGAACGCCATTCTGAACGCGGCTGGCGATCTCGCCGCGCAGCGCGGCATCAACCAGGCGGACCTGCCCAAGCAGTGGCAGCAGTTCAAGACGCAGCAAATCGCGATCCAACGGTTCGGATCAGGCAAGGAAGCCGGTACGGTGAGGTCGTTCAACGTGCTGGTCGACCATCTCGATACGCTGACCGAGGCTGCTACCGCGCTGAAGAATGGCGATACGCGGCTTCTCAATCGCTTCAAGCAGAACTGGGCCGCCAATACCGGGGACAGCGCACCGACAAATTTCGACGGCGTGAAGGCACTCGTCGGCGACGAAATCGTGAAAGCCGTTGTCGGTTCGGCAGGTGCGCTCGCCGATCGCGAAGAGGTCAAGAAGGATCTCGATCGCGCGTCCTCACCAAAGCAGCTTTCCGAACTGGTCGAGCGCTACAAGAAGCTGGCATTGGGCCAGTTGCGGGGCTTGCGCAAGGAATTCACCACCTCGACCGGTCTTGCTGAAAAAGACTTCAACGAAAAGCTATTGCCCGGAACGTTAGCAGCGTTGGGCGGCAACAAGGGCGAGGGCGGCAAACCGGATGCCGAAGGCTGGGTGACACTGCCGAACGGCGCGCGCATCCGTGAAAAGAAGGCTACTGAGTGATGCCGGTCTTTGAGCTTCAAGCCGACGGCAAGACGTTCGAGGTCGAGGCGCCCGATGCGCAGACGGCTGCGGCCTCGCTGCACGTCCATACCGGCCAGGCGCCGAGCATGGCGGAAGGCATCGGCCGCGGCGTCGCTCGTGGTGTTCCGATCCTCGGCGGCGCGCTCAACAAGCTCGAGGCCGCCACCAATGCGACGCTGGCGCCGGTCGTCGATCCGATGCTGCCGGATTCCTTCGAGAAGCTGAAGGGCAAGACCTGGAAGGAGCGCTATGCGCACGCGCTCGAAATTCAGGAGGGCAAGGACAAGGCCTTCCAGCAAGAGCATCCGATTGCGGACGCGGTAGCGGAAGTCGCCGGCGGCGTCGGTTCGATGGGCGCTGCGGCTGCGACCACGACCGGCGCGCAGCTATTGGGGATGACCGGCAAGACGCTGCCGCAACTGATGGCGCGGGGTGCGTCCAGTGGCGCCGCAATCGACGCGGCGGATGCGGCCGTCCGGGGTGAAAATCCGGTGACGGCCGCAGCCGTCGGCGGGGGCGTCGGTGCTGTATCGCCGCCGATCGGCCGCGTGGTCAATGCCAAGGTGGTACAGCCGATTGCGAATGCCGTGCGAGGCGCAAGCAATCCCGCGGGCGAAGCCGAACGCAAGGTCGCCAGCGCGCTCGACCGCGACATACGGAATCAGGACCGCGGGCTGACGCTCCAAGAAATGACCGACGCGCATGCGCAAGGTCAGCCGGCGATGCTGATGGATGCTGGCGGCGAGACGACGCGGGCGCTGGCGCGGAGTGCAGCGAACACTTCGCCGGAAGGTCGCTCGACGCTCAGCCGCACGATCGACGAACGGTTTGAGTCACAGGCGCCGCGCCTTGCCGAATGGCTACAGCACAACTTTCACTTTCCAAACGCCGACGCGCAGCAGGACGCACTCGACAAGATCGCGAAAACGGTCAATCGGCCGGCTTATGCGAAAGCCTATCATGAGGGAGATCGGGAAATCTTTTCTCCCGAACTCGATAGGCTCATGGGAAGCCCGGCGCTGGTGGAAGCCATGCGCAAGGCATCCGTCAGCGGCAAGGACCGCGCCATCACGCAAGGCGTCGGCGCCATGCGTCAGGGTGTTACCGTCGAGAACGGTTTGGTGACTTTTACCAAGGGCAAGAACGGCGTCCCGGCCTATCCGAATTTGGCGTTCTGGGACGCAACCAAACGCGAACTCGACGACGCAACCAACGCTGCCATGCGTGCCGGCCGAAAGGAAGAGGCCGGGACACTGACCGACCTTACGAAAACGCTGCGCGCGGAATTGGACAAGATCGTTCCGAGCTACAAGGATGCACGCGCTGGCGCCGCAAAATTCTTCGGCGCGGAAGACGCATTGGAGGCCGGCCAAAACTTCGTCGGCGCCAGCCGGAAATATGCAATCCCGGCCGTTCGCAAGCAACTGGCCAAGATGTCGGAAGCGGAGCGTCAACTGTTTCAGGACGGCTACGTCTCGCGCCTGGTGCAGACGATCGAGCAGACGCCGGACCGCCGTTCAACCCTGAACAGGATTTCGAATTCGCCAGCGGCGCGGGAAGAGCTCAACGTCGCGCTAGGCCGCGAGCGGGCTGCCGAGGTCGAAGCGAGACTGCGCGTCGAAGGGATCATGGATCTCGCCCGGCCGGCCGTGCAAGGCAACTCGACGACAACGCGGCAGCTAGTCGAGCTTGGCCTTGCCGGCGGCGTCGGCGGCTATGAAGGTTATCAAGGCGACCCGCAAGCAATGGTGAAAGCTGCTCTCGTGTATGGCGCCGCTCGAGGTCATCGCGTGATAGACGAGCGCGTGGCGCAGCACGTCGCGAAGCTACTGACGTCGAGTGATGTGCGGCAATTGCAGAAGGGCATCCGGCTGATTTCGCGGAATCAGAACATGATGGGTGCCATCCGTAATGCAGATGCCGCCCTCGCTTCGGTAGCAGCCCGCGGCGCTTCCCCCACTGGAAGCCGCGAGGTCGGCGCGCAATAGCGCTTCATCGCGACGGTTGCGAACCCAAAGATAGCGAAACCAGAACAGCGCCATCGGCGCGAACCAGTACCAGAACCAGGCCTTCGGCAGCAGCAGGCCAAACGCGAAAAACAGCGCAAGGCCAACCAGCGCGACGCGGACGTCGTAGTTGGCCTCTTTTTCGAGCTGCTTTGCAAAGCGCGTCATCCGCCCAAAGTACCCGCGTTCCCCCATTCCGGCAACCATGCCGCCCCTGAAAAGGGGCCGGAGAACATCAGCCTATGCCATTGATTAAGCGGATAAAAGCGCTTCTAGGTGCCCTGTTCGTCACCGCCTCGCTGTGGACGGCTCCAGCGTTTGCCGCAGGCACCACGCCCTTGGCGCTGGTCCCGCAGGTTGATTCGGCCGGCAACAAGGCTAGCGGCTGTCTCTTATATTTCTTCGTCGCCGGCACGGTCGCGGCACCTCAGAATTCCTATGCCGATTTCGGATTGACGGCGATTCAGTCGAACCCGCTTGCCTGCGACCAAGGCGGCCGGGTGCCGATGCACTGGCTGGCGGACGGGTTGATCCATATCCGGCTGACGACGTCGGACGGCACGCCTCTGGTCGATACCACGATGCAGGTTTTGGGCCCGTCATCGGGCGGCGGCGGAGGCGGCGGCACGGTCGATCCGACGTCCATCATCGCAACCGGCGACCTGAAGGCCCGCTACGGCACGGGGCCCATTTCGGGCTTTGTGCGGGCGAACGGCCTCACGATGGGCAACGCCACCTCCGGCGCGACCGAGCGGGCCAATGCCGATACGCAGGCGCTCTTCATCTCGCTCTACAACTCCGACCCGAACCTGGTTGTTTCCGGTGGCCGAACCGGCAACGCGCTCAATGACTATAATGCGAGCAAGCAGCTCACGCTGCCGGACTGGCGCGGACGTGCGCTTGCCTTCCTCGATGACATGGGCAACAGCGCGGCGGGAAGGTTGACGGTCAGTTATTTCGGAGCGACGGCAACCGTGCTCGGCGCGGCTGGCGGCACGGAGAGCCGGACGCTGACCCTGGCGCAACTGCCGACCGGAATCACTTCAGTAAACGCAGCTCAGCCGATCAGCGTTACCTCAACAGCTCAATTCCAAAATTCCGGTGGTGGTCCGCTCGCTGCAATCGGCAGTTCCGCAGTGGTTGCTCCAAGCCTCGGCATCGTGACTTCCACGGGCAACAATTCAATCAGCGTGACGTCGAATAACACCAGCGGCAGCGCGCACGCGACGGCCTCGCCGATGATGCTCGCAACGATCTATGTCAAATTATGAATTGAACCGGCGATAGTGCCACGCGCCGTTCTTGTAGCTCGCCATCAGCAATTCGAACGGCGAAGAAATTTCGCCCGTTAGAAGTTGTTTTCGAAATAGCGAGACGTGCGGGTGCCATGACCATTCTTCATCGCGAGATGAAGCGAGCCACGCCGCTAGCGCGAAAACCGCGATCACTGCGCCCGGCACAACAATAAGCGTCATCCAGTCTGGCATTTTCGCAATCTAGCTCAACAACCCCACGTCGAACAAGCCCCTTAAGGGAGCGCTGATGTACGCCTGGCCCGTCCTGTTTCCCGCCCAGACCAACCGCGAGGACTTTCTTCGCACGGTCAGTCTGTTCGATGACGACACGGGGCAGGCAATCGACGTCTCCGGGCGGACCTTGGCCATCCCCGGCGATTTCACGGCCGCCAACTGGACCGTGACCGATGGTGTGATCGTCACGGCTTCCGTCACCCAGCTCACGATCAAGGACTACCCCTTCGGCAACGAGATGCAGGCGGTCGCTCTCACGGTAGGTATTGGTCTCGGCATCCTCGCCGGCGATCCCGTCACCATTGCGGACGCTGCAACCGGCCTCAACACCATGACCGGCTACGTGACGAGCTACGCGCCTGCGACCGGAAAGATGGTTGCGCAGATCGGAAGCGCCTTCCTATTCGAAATCCGCGACTGGCCGCGCGACCAGTTCGATTCAGGTTTTGGCGCCTCCTCGCAGATCGGCTCGGACAACATGTCGACGCCGATCATCCAGGCCTCGCTCGGCAACATGATCTCGGTGGTCGATATCGGGCGCGTGCAGATCAGGATCCCGGCCTCGACCATGCAGCAGCTCTGCCACAAGACCTATCAGGCCTCGATGACGATGTTCGACGGCTACGACACGCGGCAACTGTTCGTCGGCAAGCAGCCGATCCTGTCCGGAAACGTTTCGATGATGCCGCTGGCGTCGCCTTCCTCCAACATTTACGGGCTACCATGACGCTGCCGGCCAATATTCGCGTCAACATCGGAGCACCCTTTCCCTCGCAGGTGAAGGGATCGGCGCTGATCACGATCGCAAAACAGAACGGGATTTGGACCGTTGCTTTTTCGATGCTCAATCTGGGCGCGCTGCCGGGCGGCACCGACCTGAATACGATTCAGGTCCTGCTCTACAACACGGTTTTGAAGACCTACCAGCAGACCACGATTGCCGCGCTCTTGGGCTCGCTGGCGATCACGCCGACCAACATTGGTTTTGCCCAGTCGCCCTACGTCCCGCTGATCACCGACAGCGTGATCTATGTCGACACCTCCGGCGGCCCCGTCGTCATCAACCTGACCACGGCCGCAGCTCGGCTCGGTAGAGCGCTCACGATCAAGGACGTCACCGGCAACGCCAACGTCAACAACGTCACCATCAATCGCAACGGCGCCGAGACCATCGAAGGTCTCAACTCGATCGTCATCGCCGCCAAATACGGCGGCTACCGGCTTTATCCGGCCACTGCAAAATACGTGATCGCCCCATGATGAAATTCAAATCGCTATTCGCAGCGCTTCTGATCGAGGCACTGATCCTTTCGCCTGCGCAGGTTTATGCGCAAGGGGCAGGCCAGCTCGATTCCGGCCAGGTATGGGGCAACAATACCGGTACGACAGGTCCCGCGCGGCCGACGGCGTGGTCGTCATTCCTTAACAGCTTCTGCACGTCGCCGACGGTCGGAACGGTGCTCTATTACACGGGGACCTCGTGGGCCTGTTTCAACAACGGACAGATTCCGGTTGAAGCCTGCGGCGCGGTCGGCAACGGCGCCGTCGATGATCAGGCCTCGATCGCCGCATGCCGGGCGATCGCCGCTGGGTTTGCGCAGGGCGGGAAGGTCGTTTACGCCTGCAACAAGACCTACCGGCTCGCCTCCTACGGGTTTGGCAACGGCGCGCTGCTGCGCCCCTATTCGAACGTCACCGATGAAGGCTGCGGCGAAAGCTCGATCCTCAAGGTTGGCAACGGGATGAACAACGGCGGCACGCAATTCCATGTGTTCTATCCGCCGGACAACACCTCGACCTACACCATCACCAATGCGCATTGGCGCAATCTCAAGATCGACGAGAATGGTGCGAACAACGGCGGGTTCAACTACCAGAATATCGCGATCGGCGTCCTGTTCGGCTCGAACCTCTCGGTCGAGAACGTCACCTTCACCGGCAATCCGGGCTCGCAATACGTCGCGTTCGGGCAGAACGCCTCGATCTCGGTCGACACAGTCTCGGTCACCGGCAGCGTATTTGGCGACGCCTGCGACATCCTCAACGCGAGCTGCACCGACCACAGCTCGATGTATATGGTCGCGAGCAACTACACGATTGCCCGCAATACCTGCAAGTTTTCCTCGCAGAGCCTGAAGGCGACCTGCATCGAGATGCATGGTCGCGATGGAACCGCAACCGGAAACGTGGTCGATTCCTATTCCAAGGCGCTCAATGTTGTCGCCAATGGGCATATCGGCAAGAACCTGTCATGGATCGGTAACCAGGCGAGCAATCTTCAGCTTGGGGTGACCTATTGGTGCGACGGTGTAAACGGTGGAAACCTCACCGACATCATCGTGGCCTATAACGGCTTCCAGCAAAGCATCCAGCACGCGACGCTGCCGTTCTTCGATTTCGACAACGGTATCGTTAATAATACGTGTGCCGTCAATATCTTCCATGAGCACAACACCTTCAACAGCGCGGTCGCGTCGGGCTCTGCCAACACCACGCCGATCACCAAGCTCGGCCGCGCGCAAAACCAGGTTATCTCGCACAACAAATACAAGAACGGGCTCGGCCCTGCGATCGGCAATGGCACCTTCGCGGCTGCGACCAGCTTCACGCTCGACGAAAACATCATCACCGATGCCGGGCAGACGTCGACCGCGGCCTCGCAGCGCGGCATTCTCCTAAACTCCGGTACCACGATCAATTCAGCGACGATCACCAAGAACAAGGTCGAGAACGTCGCCGCGGCGTATATGACGACCGGCATCGATCTCACGCTGACAACAACGGCAAATCAGGGCTTCTACCTACCTGATAATGTCGTCAACAATATTGCGACGCCCGGAGCAAATACCCTGACCGGATTTGCCCCGATCACGAATTTCAATGGCTTGATGGTGGGCCAAGGTGCGGGCTTCCCGCCATCGTCCATGGCCCCTATGACGAATGGGCAATTCCCCGTCGGACAGACGGGCGCCGCGCCGTTGCCCAAAACATTGTCGCAGGATTGCACGCTCGCGGCCTCCGGCGCGATTACCTGCACCAAGACCAATAATGTCGCCTTTGCATCGATAGCGACCAGCGGTAGCGCTTCCGATCTCGGCTCCGGCACGATTCCAAACGCGCGCATTGTCGCCCTGAATACCAACACCAATCTGCCGATGACGACCGGCCTCGTCTGCGGCAATCTAGTGCAGAACTCTACGTTTTTTGCCGGAACCGGGTCCTGCTTCAGCGCCACGGAGACCTCATGGCAAACGCCGGTCTCCGCGCCGTTCACGCTGAAAAACCTCTATGCCTTCTCGACTACGGCACCCGGCGGCGCGCAGAGCTATACGATGACGGTGCGCAAGAACACCGCCGACACGGCGCTGACCTGCACCATTAGCGCCGCGGCCACGACCTGCAATGATCTCACCCATAGCGTGTCTTTCGTCGCTGCCGACCTGATCGATCTCAAGATCGTGACGTCGGCGACCGCCGCCACCACGACGGCCATCAACACCATGTCGACGGCAGTGACGACGTCGCCGTAGGCGCAAAAAGCCAAAAAATCCCAACCATCGGAGCCTACCCATGCAGCACCCCTACGAGGCGCTGCGGGAGAGGCATTTCTCTATCCGGAGAGCACGACCATGACCGATGCTGCCGCAGTCCACGCCGCCATGCCCGTCTGGCCGAAAGACAACACGGCTGCGAAAAACGCCTTCTACGGCAATTTTCACGCGCCTGACTGGCAGACGAAATACCTGACGCGGATCACGCCGCCGTTTCGGATGTTCTACGCCAAGAAGCCGATGCCATCGATCCTGGTCAACAGGATGATCGCGCCGGCTCTCATGAGCGTGTTCAACGACATCTGGAACGCCTGCGGTCACGACCAACAGAAGGTCGACGCCACCGGCGCCAGCGACTTTGGCGGCTGCTTCAACATCCGGCCGATCTCGGGTTCGAACAACTGGTCCAATCATTCGTGGGCCTGCGCGATCGATCTATCGCCTGGATCGAACGGCTTCAATGTCCAGAAAACCACGCTCGGCAAGATCGTGGTCGACACCTTCAAGGCGCACGGCGCCCGATGGGGCGGCGACTACAAGGGCCGCAAGGACCCGATGCACTTCGAGTTTGTGCAGACCTGAGCCGTCGCGCTCGAACCATTCCTTCGAGATTGGAATCCCAACATGGACCTTTCGGCCTTCAATGCCGCGCTTCCAAAACTGTGGCCTCACGGGGATAGCGTCGTTCCCGGCCTGGTCGCGGGGACGATCGCCGCGGCGCCTGCCGTCTTTGCCAAATACAAGATCAATTCGCTGCTGGTGGTTGCCCACTGCATGGGTCAGTTCTCCGAGGAAAGTGGCTGCGGCACCGAGATGATGGAGAACATGAACTACAGCGCCGCGCGGCTGCTGCAGGTGTTTCCAACCCACTTCAGCCACGACCAGGCCATCGCCCTGCAGCACCAGCCGCGGCCGATCGCTGACCGCGCCTATGGCGGGCGCATGGGCAACGCGCCACCGCCGTCCGACGATGGCTGGAATTTCCGCGGGCAGGGGTTTTCTCAACTGACCGGCAAATCGAACTACATCAACCTCGCCAAGGCGACTGGCCTCGATTTGATCGGCCATCCTGAATTCATCCGCGATCCGGCACACGCGCTTGATTGCGCGGTCGGCGATTTCATCATGTGCGGCTGCCTGCCGTATGCCGTGAAGGATGACCTTGTCGGCGTCTCCTCGATGCTCAACGTCGGCCACTACACCAGCAACACCCACGCGATCAATGGCTACGCCCTGCGCGAGCATTGGCTGTCGCTGTGGAAGCACGCGTTGGGGATTACGTGATGACCCGCGCCCGCATCATCGCGATCGTTGCGCTCGGCTTCCTGTCCGGCGCGTCCGCCCATTATCTTCTCCACAAATGCCAGGACCTGAACGTCGGCGTCGGCATGGCGCTGTCGGGCTTGCCCAGCGGCAACCATTACGACACTTCGAAATGCGTGATCGATGCCGGCAGCCGGGAAATCAAATGCTGACGACTGCGCCCTCCGACGCGCTGATCGTCTCCCTTTGCGGCTTGATCTACAAGCCGCTCGGCATCCTGTCGTTCGACCATTTCGACGCCGGCGAGGATGATGGCGTCTGCTGGGCGCTGAAGAAGATCGATGGCTTTGACATCGTCGTCCTCCGCGGCTCGGTTACCGCGCTCGACTGGATCCGTGACCTTCGCGCGCTCGCGGTCAATACCCGCGTCGGTCATGTCCATATCGGCTTTCACGCCGGGATGGAGAATGTCTGGACGGATTTGCGTCCCCTGAGTTCGCAACCCTGCATCGTCGCCGGTCACTCACTCGGCGCCGCGCGCGCGGCCGTGCTCGCCGCACTGATGGTGGTCGACGGCACGCCTCCCGCGGCGCGCGTCGTGTTCGGCGAGCCGAAACCCGGGATGCTCGATCTCGCTGACATCCTGAAGGGTGTGCCCGGCCGCAGCTATCGCAATGGCAACGAGGTGCACCACGATCTCGTCACCGACGTCCCGTTTTCTTTCCCGCCGCTGCAATACGTGCATCCCACCCCGATCATTCCCGTTTGCTGCAAGCCGGACGGCGATGAATTCGCGCAGCTCGGCGTGTTCGCCTGGCACCACGTAGGACTTTACGAAACCGCGCTCGACGCGATGTCGCTAGCGCAAATCAAGGCAGCATGAAGGATTACGGCAATGGATGACAAGACAAAGACCATGATGCTGACGCTCGCCAGCGGCATCATCAAGAAGGGCCTGATCGTTGCGGGTACTTCTCTCGCAGGTCACGGCATCATCAATTCCAGCCAGACCGAAACGTTCGTCTCGGTTGGGATGGTGCTGGTCGGCCTCGGCTGGTCATTCTGGAACGACTATGGCAGGGCCATCGTGCTGTCGCAGTTGGAAGTGCTGAAGGCCAAGTCGCTGGCGCAAGCGGAGAAGATGTCGAAGGCGGGCGTTGCCCCGGTGACGACGGCGCAGATCGCCGAGCAAAGTCCGACGCTGACTCCTTCAGAGGTGGCCAAGACCGTAGCGACCCTACCGGCGGCAATTCAGGCAACGGTCAAGGTGCTGTTAGCGGCATTGCTGCTTGGAGCACTGGCCTTCCCCGGCGACGCGCGTGCGCAGGGCATCAAGCTGAAGCCATTGCAGGCGACCGGCGACGTCGTGGCCGACGTCAAGGCGAACTTGGGGATCGGCAAGACGGCGCCGGTCACCACGACCGGCAACACGGCTTTCGATGCTGCCTTCGGCAAGCTGACGGCCAAATTCAACGAGGTGACGAAAGAGATCGTTGACAAGGCGATCGTCGATCTTCAAGCGGCACTTGACGATGCTAACAAACGCAAGGATGCGATCTCGGCGCCGTGCTGGGAGGCCCATCTCGCTTTCGCAAAGCTGCTGCCCGTCGAATGGGAGAATCCGCCGCAGGGCATCGGCATCGCGCTCGGCATCCAGATACAGCGCGATCTTCTGCATCAGATGACTGGCTCCGATGCGGGCACGATCAAGGTCGCATGCGCTTCGCTCTACGGCGATGAGCTTGCCATGGTGGCCAAGCTCGGATTGCTGTTCGGCATCCCGCTCTGATCAATCAGCCCTATAGCGGCGGGCGCTTTGGGGGCTCTTGCAATGATCAATCTCGAATGGGCCCACGTCATCTTTGCAGGCGGCGGCGCCGTCGTCGGCGCCGTCGGCGGACTAATCGCGGGCGTCTGGAAAGTGGCTCAGATCGAGCATGGCATCCGCAAGGATTTTTCGCAGGATATTGCGGAAGCGACGCATGAATTGGGGGAACAATTGAAAGCCCTTGCCTCGCAGTTCGATGAAACGCTGAAGGGTCTTCGTCAGAAGATCAACGATGTCGAGCTCGATACCGAGCGCCGGTTTGTCGCCAAGGATGATTTTGACGATTTCCGAGCCGAATACCGAGAGGACATGCGCGATCTCAAGAGTTCGATCGCCGGAATTTCCAGGACTAGGCAATGAACGAAGCCGAAAAAACCGCGCTCACCGGCCTGGTCCTGATGGCGATCGGGCTCGCCGCATGGGCCGCGCAGACGCTGCGCGACTGCGGGCGGATTTGGCTGGCGTTCATCATCGGCATGGTCGCGGTTCTGATTCTGCTGCTGACCTTGCATTTCTCGCACGCGCACGATGCCGCTCACCCCGAACTCAACGGCTGGTATCGCGAGTTACGCAGCAAGGCCAATGACCCGTGCTGCGACGGCAGCGAGGCCATCCACCTTGCCGACGTCGATTGGGAATCAAAGGACGGTCACTACCGCGTCTTCATCGATGGCGAATGGGTCGATGTGCCCGAGGATGCCGTGATCGATGGTCCAAACCGCGATGGCCGCACGCTTGTCTGGCCGACATGGCGGGGCGGCAGGCGGGGGGTCCGCTGCTTCATGCCGGGGTCGATGACCTAGTCCTCGATCGGGATGACGGAGGAATCCCAGCGCGGCTTGATTTGATCAAGTTCTTCCTTGGCCCGCTCGGCTTCAAAATACAGGTCGTAGTCGCCTTGCAAGCGAAGCCAGAACTCTGCGCTGACATCGAGAAAGGCTTCCAGCCGAAGTGCCATCGCAGGCGAAATTGCAGACTTTTGTTTGCACACGTTGATCAAGGCCTGCTTGGTCACGCCCACCAACGGGCCTGCAACCTGCGGCGTAATGCCGAGCGCAGCAAGGTCGGCTGCCACCATAGCGCCCGGATGAGTGGGCGGGCGTTCGATATCTCCGGCCGGGATTTCTCCTGGTTCGAGTTCCATCACAGTGGTGGTTGAGGTGAGATTGCCGACGCGCCGCGACTTCAGCATTCCCGTCACCCCGTAGTGGCAGGGCCCGCAGAGGGTGGTGAGGTCTTCGATCTGCTCCGTCCCGTAACCTTCGCCGTAAGACCGATGATGCACTTCAAGTTCGTCGGGAGAATTGCAGATGCGGCAACGAAAGTTGTCGCGCTGGATCGCGCGAGCTCGCTTATCGTGCCACGCGCGCGATGCAATGTAGTCAGTGTATTCCATGTCGCTCTCCGGCCTCTCCGGTCAGAGAGTAGGACGAAAACTAGTAAAGTGTCACTTTACTAACGAGCTTGTGATCCGCGCCCGGGCGGCTTCCGGCATTCAACGAGGAAAGGTTGAAAACATGGCTGAAGGTCAATCTGGCGTCGCCGCAGAGATGCCGCGCTACAAGAGCCACAAGACAATCTGGGCGCTGCAGATCGGGGAAGGTCTTACCGTCAATCCGGACGGCTCTGTGGTGCTCCCGATCGTCGATCCTGGCTATGCGCCGGTTACTGTCGAGAAGGGTGTGGTGCAGCGCTACATGCCGATGCCGGGCGACTTTTATGTGGTCTATGCCGACGGCTACAAATCGATTAGCCCGCGCAAGGCGTTTCTTGAAGGGTACGCGCCGGAGAAGGTGGCCAGCAGCAGCGACGCGCGCACGGTCAACAACACCATGCGGCACGCCTATCGCGTCTTGAGCGATGCCGAGAAGGCGAACATGCAGGCCATCAAGGACGAGGGCCTGAAATTTCACGATCTCGTCGCCGGCATGGGCAACAGCCGCGAAATCGCCCTCGCGAAGACGAAGATCGAGGAGGCCGTCATGTGGGCGGTCAAGCACATCACGGCGTAAACGCAAAACCGCCGCGCCGGTTGCTCTCGCGACGGCGGACTGCCAGCGATCGATCCGGAACCCGGTTGTTGGACCTTGGCCCGCCAGCGGTCTTCCGGTGGCGGGCCTTTTTATCGGATGATCCGGTCCTGTTCGGCTCTAGCAAAGGCCTTGGCGGCGTCCATCGCCTGGTCGCGCGTCATCTGGTCCGGCCGGAGCCTGCGGCTTGCGATGTCGTCGAAGTAGAAGAATCTTGACGGCCGGCCGTCGGAGAAGGCGACCTCGAAGCTGCCGGTGTCGGGGACCTTTTCGTGCTTCCTGATACGGATTTGCATCGGCGAAACATAGTGGCGGAACAGCAAGCGAACAAATTCCCCGCGATTTCCCCGCCGGAAGTTGCAGGTTCCTGCCGCGTTCTGCGAGTTACTGCAAAACGAGAGGCCCGAAACGCCAATGAATTCAGCGTTTCGAGCCTCTTTGAAGGGTGCGGCCAGCCTTTGGGGGAAGGCTGGCCGCGCGCGAACCGGTCTGGGACGGGGAGGGGTGGGGATGTGACCGGGTCGCGGGTTCGATATTCCTTTTTGCTTCAGCGATCGCGGGCGCTGGCGGTCGACACCGCCGGCCGGCCGTCACCGAGGGAGACCCAGACATTGGGATCGCTCTGCGACTGACGCTTGACGAAGCGGTAGCCGGTCTCGGTCCAGGGCAGGACGTTCTCGTTCTGGTTGTCGAGCACGAACTCGCCCTTGTCGGACTTCACCGTCAGCACCGCGTGGCCTTCGCCCTTCTTGTCGCGCACCACCGTGATCAGCAGCGCTTCGCGTGGCCATCCGGCGTCGATCAGCATCTTGCGCTTCAACAGCACGTAGTCCTCGCAGTCGCCGTAACCGTCAGTCGGCAATGACCATTTTTCGATGACGCCCCAATGATCCATGTCGGTGATCGGCTTGATGGTCTCGTTGACCCACTTGTTGACGCGCAACAGATCGCGCCATGCCGTCTGCGACATCACGATGTCGCGGGGCTGCGTGGCGCCACCGCGGCACTCGCCGGGATTCTCGGCGCAGAATTCGACCCAGCCGATCGGCGAACGCGTGATATCGCCAAGGCTGGCATAGAGCGCGTCGCCGGCTTTCGCCGAAACGCTCATTCCCAACAGGATGGACAACCGCCAATCCTTCCCCTGTCCCCTGAAC